GAGGAAAACCATTGAGGCAATTAATGCAGATTGGAACCATTGGCGACATATGACCCATGAGCAAGGTTTCATTGACCAACATGGTAAATTTTATTCAAGAGAGGATGCATGGGATATTGCCAAAGAAAATGGACAAATTTTTAGAGATTGTGATGTAGATGGTACACTATTTTCGGAGAATCTGTACTAATGATTAAAAAACAATTTTTGCAACATGGTATGTATTATTCCGGTATTTGCCGGAACGCAAATGTTGCCAGATGGAATGAACGAGATAAAAAATTTTATTACATTAGATACAAATTTTGTACAGCATTTGTTGAATGTATACCACATGAAGATGATGAATCAGATTATGATAAATTTGCTCCAATGTCTCTATGTTTTGAAGATGAATTTGTGCCACTGGATAATATACTTTAACAATAAATAATACTATCAAATTCCTTGGGATAGTATTATGAAAACATTCAAACAATTATTGACAGAAGGTAGAGGCGACAATCATTTGGCAACAGAATTGTTTCATAAATGTCGCCAAGCTGCTACCTTTTCTCATTATCAACACTTGATGACAGAAAGTTATGCCCAACATATGGCATTGGGCGCATTCTATGATGGAATTATCCCGCTTTTAGACAGTTTCCTGGAAACATATATTGGTTTATTTGGTAAACTAGAAACTGTACAAGAAAATATTCAAGTACCTTTCAAAGTATCTGTATACGAGTTGAAAGAATGGATTGAAACCAATCGTCAACAAATTTCTGATTCTACAACCCTTCAAAATATATTGGATACAATAGTTGAATTGTGTTCATCTACTATATACAAATTGGAAAATTTGAAATAATGGTTAAGTCTCTAGTAGATATTCAAATTGGTCTAGTATTGGATAAAATTGAATCCAATTTGGATGCATTTATTGCGCAATTGAATATTACATCTTTGGAAGATTTGTTACATATATATGATGATTCAGAACTTTGTATAATGGATTCTGATGGAAATTATGTACAAGATATTCCAATGAATGAAGAAGTGGATAGAATGGAAAGAATTATGCGATCAATTAGGATGAAATCCCATAGTTATGATATCCATTTGCATAGAAAATTGGCAGTAAAGTTTCCAAGTTCTATACAAAAAATATCTCACAGAGCAAGGGCAGCAACTTTATATTATGTGAAACATCATATAGACAAGAATTATAATAAATTGGCACCAATGGAACGTGCTCAAATTGATAGAATTGTTAAAGGTAGGAAAGGATTGGTGTCATCAATGACAACAAAAATGTATAACCATATTAGAGATATCGAACACTCGCGATTGGCGCATCACAAACCATGATTACAGAAGAATTAACACCAGAACAGCAAGCAAAGGCAGAAGAGATTGTACAAGCCTTGAAAACACACCAAGAAGAATTTAAAAAGAGATATGGACCACGGTGGCGACATATTCTCCACGCATTGACAAACAAACAAGATCAAAAATCTTCGAAATAATTTTTATAAATAATATAAACAGAATTTTAATTAGGAGAAAATTATGAGTCTTTGGGGAAAATCCTCTACCAATGAGGCAAAACCAAAATATTTATCAAATAGTGAATTTGGTACATATAGAAAAGAAGATGTATATGCATCAAATCGTGGTTGGGAATATCTTAACCCAAAACTTAATGTTGTTGGTACTGGAACCATTTCTGTGTCAAATGGTGCGGTTGCTGTTACTGGTGCAAGTGGTGCAAATTTTTTAACAGAAACAAAAGTTGGCAATTATTTGATTTCTACTACTGGCGCAATTGTTGGTAGAATTAGATCAATTACAGATGCAACAAATTTAGTATTAGTTTCACCATATACTGGTACAAGTATTGTAACTGGAAAATATGGCATTAAAGTGTCTGGTGAACCAGAATTATTGGTTGCAATTTCTGGTGGACTAAATGATTTGTTGGCTGGTGCAACAATTACTAATGTTAGATGGAAAACAAAAGGAACTGGAACTATTGCAGCATCTGCAACATTTTCTGTAATTGTTGATTTCAATGAACCTGTTGCAATTACTGCCGGTGCAACATTGAATGTAAGAAATTTTACAGATTCAGTAAATATTGTGGCAACTTTTGCACAATTGGATTCATCTAAAACTGGCGCAACTTTTGAATTCACTGCTCCGGTAGCCGGAAAATCTTTGGGCATTCAAACACAGACCATTACTGGAACAATTGCTGATGCAACTGGAACAAATGGTACTCCAGATAAATCAATTTCTGCTGCTGTTGCAACAGCACTGACGCAAAGAACCACTGCATAATAATATATAATATTGTAAATAAATAATGGGAACATATGTAAAAGTATGTTCCCATTTTTATTGGAGTAAACAAACTCATGACAGATTTAAAAATTTCTCAACAACCATTGGCAACTACTGTTGAACTAACTGATAACTTTGTTGTTGCCAGAAATGGAACAAATGTTAGAATACCGGCATCAACATTGTATACAAAGGCTCCCACATATATTGCCACAAATCAGGTAACAGAACAGGTTACAGCAAGTGGGGCACTAGATATATCAAAATCTTTGTCCGAAGTTGTCACCACAAATAGTCAAATTAATTTGACATTATCTGGTGGAACCCATGGACAAGAGAAAGTTATCCTATTTAGAAACAAAGGTACTGCAAATGTGGTTATTACACCAAGTTTGTTAATAGGTGGCACAACTATTACATTAAATGCAACTGGACAAACCGTGACACTAAGATTTGTCACAAATGCATGGGCAATTGTCGCAATTTATGGCGGAATTGTTGCATAATGATTTTAACGGAAGAAAATTTTAAATTAGCTTGCGCCAAATATTATGATTCAATTGACATATATTCTTTTAACGAGGATATTGCAAGAATACATATGGTAAGAAAATTAATTAGAAAATTTATATCAACTGGCGATATAAATGAAAAATTAGTTTTAAATCATATCATAATATTATATAATGGGTTTGGAGAGTTTACTCTCAATATATTATATTTTATATTTACAAAAGAGGAATACAAATATATAAATTCCTTTTTAATATTTTTAAATAGATTACCAGATGACAGATTTGTATATGGTATTGATATAACACTTTCAAAAAAATTGGAACAGATATGAAATCATTCAAACAAATTATGGAAGATATTGCCAATGTTACTGGGTCACCCAGTACAGATACTGGTGGAATATCCACCCCAGATACAGCAAAACCCGATCAAAAGAAAAAGGTAATGTTGTTAAAAAATGTTGTAAAAAGAAAAGAGGATTCGCCAAATGGCTAACCAATTTGATCACCATGATACACCCAATAATGTAAAATTATACACGGAAATTGAGTTATTAAAACGGGACAATTTGCAGTTGAAAGAAATTCTTTCAAAATTGGATGTATCCGTAGAAAAAATTGCAGATGCCGCCACAAACATTTCCAAAATTTTGGCTCTTCATGAGCAAAGAGTAGGAATGCTGTCTGAAGATATTGCATATTTTAGCAAAAATCATACTGAAATATTGGCTGATATAAAATCTACAAAAGATACTATTGCAAAAGATAACAAAGAACGTGATGAAAGAATCACCAAATTGGAACAATATCGTTGGTATCTACTTGGGGCAGCAACTGCCATAGGATTTGTAATAAACAAATTGCCAGATTTGTTAAAATAGTTGTTGACAAATTGGTTTTTTGTGATATTATGTGCCCATGAAAAAGAAAACACAAAAACCAACATCAAGAAATTTTGTTGCCAAACATTGTTCTACTTATTGTAAACCAAAAGTAGAACAATCTAAAAAGGTATACAAACGGTCAAAAAATCTGTCACAATATATGTAACAGATTTCTAATACATTATGGGAAATACTATGAACAAAACATATCAATGGTTATTAATTTTTGGATGTATATTAAAATTCTATGATCAATAACATGAAATTTACAATTAATGATAAAGTAATTGCTACCAGAGATATCAGTAATTCTTTTGGTACACTATTGGCAACAAAAGGTGACATATTGGAAGTTGTTGGATTAGAATCCGGTGTATGTGATTATCCATATGTTGTGTGGAATGGTTCCAATAGTAAAGAATTTTGTGTAGAAGAATACGAAATAAATTTGGATCAAGTATGAAAGAAATGATTATTTTGAGAGGGTTACCATCATCTGGTAAAAGTTCTTTAGCCAAAATTTTGGCAGGAGCCTGCCCAAGTTCTGTAATATGTTCTGCAGATAATTATTTTGTTGACAGTTATGGAAATTATGTGTATAATCCTTCCCATATTAGATTCGCACATCAAGATTGCCAGAGGCTGGCCAGATTGGCGGCAATTCAGGCAAGTGGATTGATTATTATTGATAATACCAATACAACAGAACAAGAGTACCAATATTATATTGACTTAGGCAATCAATATGGGTACAATATTAGATCAATTGTTGTAGAAACAACCCATAGCAACAAAAATGATCATAATGTACCAGAAAAAACTATAACCAAAATGAGAAATAGGTTTAAAGTAAATTTATGAATATTATACATTATGATTCAGATGAAGCAGCAAAATATGTTACCAATATTTCTGGTTGGGTTTCATCAAAAGGGCATTTTTATGGAGCAAAAGAAGATTTGGCAAGATATGATGGGTGTACCCATCGAGCATGTGCCAAATGTGGTGCCCTAACTGAAAAATTGTATACAGTGTGTCCACTATGCAGGACACAAAATGAAATAGAAAGATATACAAAATTGGAACCATTATATGCTTTCCAATGCATGGAAAAATTTGGTGTAAATGAATTAGTGTTATATTCTGACGCATTGGATGAATATTTTTTTGATATTTCATTTGAAGAAATATTGGAACAATATGATTATACATCTGTTGAAGAATTGCGACTGGTTTGGTGCGAACCACAATATTTACCAATGATTGATCCATATGATTATTTTACAGATAAGTTACCAGAAGATGGGGAAGTCCCTTCCGAGATAATGGATGCATTTGATGAATTAAACGAAATTATTAAAAATTATAACAAGAATAATATAACAAGTTGGTATCCAAGTAAATATAGAGTTATTGTATAAATATTACATTTCAAATAATTCTACATATGAGCGAAGCAAAGTATAACAAAAGAACTTGGTTAAATGAGAATGATTCCCATTATACTGGATCAATTACATGTGCCCATTTTACCGATCTGGTAAATAGGGGCAAATATATGGAAGAATATATGTTTGTAGAATTTGCAGCATGTGAGTCAAAATCTAGGATACACAAGGATAATAATCATAGTACTCAAGATTTTATCAGTAAGTTGAAATTAATTCAATCAGAATTGCAAGGTTTCATTGACCATTTAGAAAAAATTTGATATGAGAATTGATAGCACATTAATAGATTGGATTAATTGGAATCCCGAAACAACTGTTATATATATTGAGTTTCTCGATTCCACATCTTTTCCAATCTATTCTGATGATTATATGGAATGTGATAAAAAATATATGAAACTACTTGAAGCATTTTATACCAAACGAAGAATCTTGGTAGACGATCAAACACATGCGATAACAATATTATGATAAAATTTGTAAAGGGTGATTTAATACAATTAATCAAAGATGGATGTTTTGATGTTGCTGTACATGGTTGCAATTGTTTCAACACCATGAATTCTGGAATTGCGAAACAACTTCGAGAAACTTGGCCACAAATTTATACTGCAGATTGTAAAACCATTAAAGGCGATGAAAGAAAATTGGGAAGTTGGTCAAAAGTATATTTGACAGAAGAAGATTGTTTTATCCTTAATATGTATACTCAATATAGATATGGATACAATGGTCGATTATATGCAAATTATGATGCCATACGCTCAGGTATGAGAAAATTGGCATCAGAGATTGGTGAATATAAAATTGGTATGCCAAAGATTGGCTCCGGTAAAGCCGGAGGAAATTGGGATATAATTTTATCAATTATTGAGGCAGAATTGGGACACTGTGATGCCACAATTGTAGAATGGGATAAATCATGAATAAACAAATTGTAGATTATATTACAAGCATATCAAAAACTATGGAAACCAGATATAATAGTACAACTGGGATGAGTGAATATGGTCCATATTGGATTTTCTTTGGTGATGGTCAAGGGGACTTTGAAGTATTGGCTAATGACGCATCTGCCGACACATTGGTTCAATATATAGAATATTGTAATAGACAAATAGAATTGGCAAAAGAGTATTTGACAAAGGAAGCGTACAAATGAGAAATTCTGATAGCAAATCATTGGTGCCTCTTTGGCGATATTGCACAACAATTGTCGCGGTATGGTCCCGCGAAGAATGTGTGCAGATTTTGAAACAGAATACTAATTACCATATTGTTGCAGAAGATATAAAAAGATTAAAAAATTGTGCTGCAGATAGGGAACCAGGAATAATTTGAACAAATGAGTTATGCAATTGATTACTCAAAAGTACTATGAACAAATATTGTGTCAACAAATTTACATATCCACCCTTTATAGGATTTATGTGTGCCTTTTAATACTTGTTTTATGTTTGGTACAGATAATGAATGCTGAATACAAAAATACGCCATATTTTTTGTTATAAATATCTCGCCAGTATTATTTGTAAATTCGTATGTGTTGATTGAGTGCCCAATGTATGAGTCTGCATAAAAACATCTATATCCATGATATGATTCAGCAGTTCCATTGGCTACATTAATCATGTTAGCAGCATCTAAATTATGTTGGACGCAAAATCGATTTAGATTTTTTATCTTTGATATTGTGTTGTCGGGAAAAATTATTATAAATGATTTTGCTGATTTTTCCGCAATTTTAATTTTTGCCTCGTCCGATATATGTTTACCATACATTGGATTTTTTTCGCCCAATTTGCCGATAGATATTTTTTTCTTTGTTTCTTCTGATAGGGGTTTCCCATAGTTATGATGCGTTTCTCCACGTTTAACTAGATGATAGGGTATTTTCCACCTGCGCCCAAATGTTCCTTCTCCGCCTAGCGTGGAGTTATACCCATTGTGATATGAATCATATTCTGATATAAAATATGGCTCCATTATTGTTAATGTGTGAACACGATCTTTGGATTGATATAAGATTTCCGATGTGAAATTATCCCATCCATGTTTTCGAATGGCACGATATAATTTATAGTTGCTTGATTTAGATGCAGACTTGTGGTCTATCAATCTTTTATGTATATTGGATGTGAATCCAATATAAATTTTTTGGTTTAATATATTTGTTAATGTGTATATGGTATAAATATTTTCGCTGGACATGATGATTCCTTGTAATTGTCAATAAGAATGTTTAGAGTGTATGGGAACGCCAATTCCGCGATACACAATTATTTATTATATTTTAATATGAGTGTTATATAATGGTTGATAATGAGTATATAAATAAGATTTCCTATATATTACCAAATTTTAGATGGAAATCGTCTATGCTTGCTAATTGGTCTTGCACAATTTGTAATGAGGGAAATTCCAAGAAAAAAAGAAAAAGAGCATTTGCTATATACAAACATGGAAAATTTAATGTATATTGCCATAATTGTGGATACTCATCCACATTTCAAACATTTTTAAAAGATTTTGACCCAGATGTTTATACCCAATATATTATTGATAAACTAAAAGATGAACAAAATGTAACAAAAAAAACCACCATAAATAAAAAACCAAAACCAGAAACCATTTTTGGAAACAAGTATGGGTTAATACATGTTTCAGAATTGGAATACAAGCATCCAGCCAGGATGTATCTAAGAAGTAGACAAATTCCATCAAATGATGCCTATTATGTGGACAATTTCTTTGCCTGGGGGGCAAAAAACTTTCCCCAAAAATTCAAAGAAACTATAAAAGATCATTGCAGAATAATTTTTCCTGCATATGATCAAAATAGAAACATAATTGGATACAGTTGTAGATCGATCAATGGGGAAGAACCAAAATATTATACACTAAAACTGGTAGAAGATTTTGTATTTGGTTTAAATAGAATTGATAAATCCAAACCTGTATACATTGTTGAAGGTGGCATAGACAGTCTATTTCTACCAAATTGTGTAGCAGCATGTACTAGTAGTTTACATAGGGTAAAAGGATTAGATGATTGTAAAAAAATATTGGTGCCAGATAATCAAAACAGAAACAAAGAAATTGTAAAACTGATTGGTAAATTTATTGATGAAGATTTTATGGTAGTTCTTTGGCCAGAACATGTAAAAGAAAAGGATATCAATGATATGATCCTAGCAGGATACAGTAGGGATAAAATATTGGAAATAATAAATAGCAATACCTTTCAAGGATTGGAAGCAAAAATTCGTTTTAATAATTGGAGAAAAGTGTGAGTTTACCAACATATGCTGTATTTTTTGACTCAAATCACAACAAAATAGCACATCAATTTGTGAATGTTGGGTGGTGGGTTGACGCTGATAATTTTGCAAGTGCTGTATATTCATTAGCAATAATACCTTCAGCAAATTATATTGAACTATATGGAATAAAAGTGCCAACAAAAATCTTGCCGCAATATCGTGACAAAGAAAATTTAAAAGATTGGAATATTTGTAGAGAAGAGATACAAAAATCAATAGATGACTATGTTAAATTATTCAATACTACTAATAGTGATATTAAAAACATTGTGAAAGAATATTATATTAAGACCAATGGAGATATTGTAAAATGACTTTTTAGTACATGCTCATACAACATATAACTCAGTTGGTAGATGTGTTATATGGATAACCGATGGGAAAAATAATTTACAATTAAATAAAATAACGGGTCAACTCCCAATTGGGTGGAGACATGACCGAACACGATAAAAATGAGGATGCAATGAAAGTTACACTAATATCATATACCAAACCAGTATCACAAAAATTGCTGAGTAATAAAGTAGAATCTGTGCAGGAATTGATTGCGTATGTTGCGAGAGTTTCAAATCCAGATAATCAGTTTAATAACATGACTGCTGAAAAACTAATTACATATTTAATTAAACATAAACATTGGTCGCCGTTAGAAATGGTAGACTTAACATTTGAGATAGAAACAACTAGAGACATTGGTAGACAATTTATCCGCCATTGGTCACTAACACCCCAAGAATTTTCTCAAAGATATGCTAATGTAACAGATTTGGGCGAAATGTTTGAATATTCCGAGTGCAGATTACAAGACACAAACAATAGACAAAATAGTATCATACCAAAAAAATCTATTACATTTCTAGCAAAAAAAATTTTCTGGTACATGTCCCAGGTTATAATCATTAATTTAGTAAAATTTATATATTTGGTTGCATTGAAATTTGGTATAGCTAAAGAAGTTGCTAGGAAAATTTTGCCAGAGGGTCTAACAAAAACAAGAATGTATATGAAAGGCAGCGTAAGAGATTGGATTCATTATTTGTCATTACGGACTGGAAATGGGACACAAAAGGAACATATTGAATTGGCTAAAGAAATTGCAAAAGTAATGTCGGAAGTGTTCCCAGTGGAAAAATATATATAAAACAATTGTAAAAAATTAACAAATTGGAGAAATGAATGGAATATCTTGGGTTACAAATTGATTTAGAAAGGGATACCCTGTTTGATGAATTGGGACTAAGGAGATTGCGGGAATCTTATATGAAAGATTCGGAGTATTCTCCACAACAAAGGTTTGCATATGTTGCAAATGCATTAGGTTCAAATAAAGAACATGCCCAAAGATTGTATGATTATGCGTCAAATCATTGGTTAAGTTGGTCAACTCCAAATTTGTCATATGGAAAATCAAAAAGTGGATTAACCCTATCTTGTTATTTGTCATATATTCCTGATACAAGTTCTGGATTGGTTGAAGCATTAAGTGAAATTAATACTCTATCAATGCTTGGTGGTGGAGTTGGAATTGGATTGGGTATGCGGTCATCAGATTCAAAATCTGTGGGCGTAATGCCTCACCTAAAGGTTTATGATGCAAGCACATTGGCATACAAACAGGAGACTCGCAGAGGCTCTTATGCTGCGTTTTTGCCCATACATCATCCAGATGTTATGATGTTTTTGGATATGAGGAAACCAACTGGTGATCAGAACTCCAAATGTTTAAATTTGCATCATGGTATTGTCATTAATGACAAATTTATGCAAATTATTGAACAATGCATGATTGATCCAAATTATGATGATTCCTGGGAACTATATGACTCACACAATCCAACAAACATAAAAGAAGTTGTTTCGGCAAAAGAATTATGGCAACGGATTATTGAATTGCGTATGCAAACTGGTGAACCATATATTGTATATATTGATACAGCAAATGATATACTACCAGATTTTCAAAAATCTCTTGGATTAAGTATTAAACAAGTAAATATTTGCTGTGAAATATTGGAGCCAACTGATGCGGAAAGAACAGCCACATGTTGTTTGTCATCACTAAATTTGCGATATTATGATGAATGGTCGGAAAATGAATTGTTTTTCAGAGATGTAGCAGAGGCATTGGATAATTCATTACAATTGTTTATTGATAATGCACCAAAAGAAGTATCCCGCGCAATATATAGTACAGAACAGTCTCGCGCAATTGGAATTGGTGCTCTTGGATTTCACACATATCTGCAAATGGGAAATATTCCATTTGAATCAGCGTTGGCTAAATCTATTAATAGACGAATATTTAAAAATATTGAACAAAAATTAGATAAAGTTAATTATGATTTGGGCAAAGAACGAGGATCATGTCCAGATTACATTAATGGTTCCGATAATACATCGTTTAAAAGATTTTCAGTCATGACCAGTGTGGCACCCAATGCAAGTTCATCCATAATTTTTGGGAATATTTCTCCATCCATTGAACCAGTTAGAGCCAATGCTTATCGTCAAGATACTATTTCTGGCTCATTTTTGAACAAAAATTTTGTATTAGATAATCTAATCAAAGATATGTGTTCAAAAGATTCTTCACTAGATTATGATGAAATTTGGTTAGATATTATTTCAAATGATGGTTCAATCCAACATATGGATATATTTACACAGGATACCAAAGATGTGTTTAAAACTGCAATGGAAATTGATCAAAGATGGATCATTGAATTGGCCGGTGACCGGCAAAAACATTTGTCACAAACTCAAAGTGTAAACTTATTTTTTAGACCAGATGCTGATATAAAATATATACATGCGGTACATTATATGGCATGGAAACATGGGTTGCCAACTTTGTATTATTGTAGAAGTGATAGTTTAAAGAAATCTGATAAAATTTCTAAACAAATTGAGAGAAATATTATTGATGAATTAGATTTGTCAACGATTATTTCTGGCGAAGATTGCATAGCGTGCCAATAATTGGTAATAATATATGTCAAAGAAAAAATACAAATTAACTGATTCAAGACCATTTTTTAAACCATTTTCATATGATTGGTGCTATGATGCGTGGTTAGACCACGAAAAAATGCACTGGATTCATACCGAAGTAGAAATGACTCAAGATGTAAAAGATTGGCAAAATTCTTTAACCAAAGAAGAAAAATATTTTCTCACCAATATTTTTAGATTCTTTACACAGGGTGATATTGATGTTGCTGGTGGTTATGTAAACAATTATTTGCCCATATTTTCTCAACCAGAAGTGAGAATGATGTTGCTAGGATTTGCTTCAAGAGAATCTATTCATATTGCCGGATATAGTCACTTAATTGAAACTTTGGGGATGCCGGAAACAATTTATAATGAATTTATGAATGTTCCTGCAATGAAGGCCAAGCATGATTATATTGAGAATATAGCAAATTCTTCTGAATCCACTACTGCAGAGCATTTGGCTTTATTTTCTGCATTTACCGAAGGGTTACAATTATTTTCATCTTTTGTGATGCTGTTAAATTTTCCAAGAAGGGGATTAATGCGTGGAATGGGACAAATTGTATCTTGGTCAATTTTGGACGAAGGTGCACATGTTGAAGGAATGATTAAATTATTTCGCACCCATATTGAAGAAAATAAAAAAATTTGGAATGATTCATTAAAATCAAAATTGTATACAATGGCTGAAACAATGGTTTCATTAGAAGATGATTTTATAGATATCTCGTACAACATGGGTGCACCAAATGGGCTACCTATTGAAGATGTAAAACAATATATTAGATATATTTGTGATAGAAGATTGATTTCAATGGGTCTAAAAGGAATTTACAAAGTTAAGAAAAATCCTTTACCATGGGTTGATGAAATGGTATCGGCTCCACAACATACAAACTTTTTTGAGAATAGGTCAACTGCCTATGCCAAAGGTGCCCTATCTGGCACTTGGGGCGATGTATGGGCAAATTAAGTTTCTCTTGACAATCCTGCGCCAATCCTGTAATATATTACACATGGTTGGCGCAGTAATTTTATAAACAAAAGTGGAGAATATTTTATGAATGATGTAGTATTATTTCTGTATTTTGCAGATGTTTTGCCTAATATTGGCAACGTTTTTGACTTTTTTGCTTGGGCCGCTGCAATAACATATGTTATTGAATGGGTTGCATTTGGTGTATCAGAGGGAGAATGCTGTAAACAAAAACACCATTGTTTGGCATATTTTACATTGGCATTATCTTTGATAACTGCATTTGTTCCAGATAAACAAACAATTTATTTAATGGGTGCGGCAAAAGCTTCTGCCGAATTCGGTCAAGCAGTTGGGAATAGTGATATAGCACAAAAAACTATGAAAGTATTAAACCAAGAATTGGATAAAATGCTTACTCCACCAGAGGGTAAAAAATAATGACAACCTTTACAGTATCTGTCTATAATTTAAAACAACTTGTCACCCTATATATCAATCAGATTGAAGATCATAGGGAAAAATCATGTGAAAATATATTGGATCAATATATAGGAAAAACGTTTACAGTTGGACACCTTTGGTGGAAAAAATATATAAAGATTGAAACCTATCATGATGCAGTTGAATACATAGAAAAATATGATCCAGACCAATATTCAGAATATATATGGGCACAAAATTCATGTTATAATTTGTTTGATTTATTAAAATCATTAGATTCTGCCCTAAATACAAAAATTGATTTAATATCGGTTGATTTATCAATTGATGATATGGATAGAATATCAAGATGGGAAAAATTTTATTTAGAAACATATTGTGAAAACAATGGATGAACAATTAATACAACTAAT